CTATTTTGCTGCTTGTGAGGCGGATCCTGACGCCGTTTCAGTGTCAGATGATGCAGAACTATCCACTGCAGCAACTGTTGACGTTGGTGTTTGCACTTCGTCAGCAACCTTGTTAGCCGTCGCTTCAACTTGGCTTTCCTCTTCACTTTTAACTGTTGGCGCTGTCACTGTTTGAACATCAGTAATAACGCCCAACATACCAAGGATCGTTAATACTGTGTTAACAACGGCAACAATCGCTGACCAATCACCAGTAAACTTAACGCCGAACATGGCCAAGATTTGTTGAACCAAAACGATCAGTAAGGAAATGATTCCAGCGATCAATTTACCATTCAAACTACCATCGACATTCTTAAAACTAATTTTTTTCATAGTATCCTCCTATAAAAACTTCTCAGCAACATATACCAGTAACGTGACGAGCACGCCACTAACCAAGACACCGATCAGCCAATTTTGAATGGTTGTCACGCGGTCAATTTGATGGCTAGCTTCAATGGACTTGGCCAGCGCCTTGTCAGCTTTTTCACCAATATCGTCAACTTGATTCAATTTTTCTTCGATGCTCTCGACTTTAGTTTTGGTGGCAGCCACATCCTTTTGAATATCCATTAATAACTTAGTTGTATCGTCGTATTGTGCCATCAGTAGACCACCCGCTTCCCGTAGTCATGACCATTAGTGACACCTAACTTGATAAATCCATACAGACCATTTGAACGGATGTAACGTGCCCAGACATAGTCGTGTTCAATAATGACCGCATTATAAATTACACTCTCACCCTTATGATAAGTAGCAACTTGACGTACCTTGTCTGAATCCGTGTAGCGAACAGCTAGTGTCCGATTAGGATAGAACACCCCTTGCTGGTTATATTTAACAACCGTAAAGGAAGTTTTCTTAGCTGCCTGAGCCTGCTTAACGTTGGCTTGAGCTTGTTTCTTGCTAGCAGTCGTGTAGCCTGATTTAGTAATGCCCGTTAAATCGACATTGCCGTCTAATCCGCCTGCTTTATACATGCTAGTGAATTGGAAGATAGCCACGCCGTCCATGCTAGGGAACCAGTTATAATCAGGACTAGTTCTAACCAGATAGTCCGGATATTCAGCTAACCACAGGCAATTACCATAGGCTTTAACAATGGTGCTAGTATTAACGTGGGCGTTTAAATAGGCCTTGCCGGAGTATAACACTGGAGTATAGCCGTACGCCTTAATTAACTTAAATTGAGCTTTAATGACATTAGTGTTAGCTGTCACACTATTAGAAGCACCGTCCTCATAGTCTAGTGCGACAATACTACCCTTGGGTGTCTTAACACGTGGCAAGTAATAGGCCATCATCGCCTTGGCATTGGTCATATTGCCACCAACACCGTCCCATAAATAGGTGTGCACTCGTTTACCAGCCTGTTGAGCTGATTTAACTTGGCTGTTATACGTGGTCTGAGGAATATTAGTGCCACCATAAAAGCCACCTGCCTGTGAGAGCACGAACTTATCAGTGCTATAGCCGAATATCCCACTATTGCCGTTATACTTAGACCAGTCGACCCCTTGGTCACGACTAGTTGAAGCCTGACTGGTAACATTGACCATTAAAAAGGCCATAAAAATGGCGCCCACCGTTAAGATGAGTGCCTTTAACTTGTGCTTATTCAATTGTCTACCTCCTATTCAAGACTACTATTAATTTGGAACTGTAATGTTGACTCACTCGGGTAAATTGACGTTCCGGTACTATCAACCACCCATACTTCTAGCTGATAATCTCCCGCTGTTAAGCCGGTCATTAAATCCGCTGTTAAAGCTAGCACAATCTGGCCAGTTGTTGGATCCGTTAAACTAGTTGGGCCAACTGTGACCGATTTAAGATAGCCACTAGTATTGCCTAATTTAACGGTAATTGAAGTGGCATTAGTTAAGTCCGTGGCCACATTATCATTGCCACAAATTAACGTAAAGCTAGTGGTGGTATCGCCAATTTTAACCGTTTGTGGTGAAGTATCGGTAAAACTAAGCGTTTTCGCCATCTTTAGGTGCCTCCTTCTCAGCCAACTTGGCATTGAGCTGGTCAATTTGAACTTGTGCCATCGCTAATTGCTGATCTTTAACGGCAATTGCTTGGGCATAGTTACTCGTCATCTTGTTAATTAAGGCCTGTGCATCGATATTCATAATTTAATCCTCCTGTGTGGTGGTTGTCGTAGTCGTGGTAACTGGCTTTAAAGCAGTCAGACTATCAATCAGCGTGTTCAACACCTTCAACTTAACCCTATCTGCTCCCCCAGCACCTCCAGCAATGGCAGTGTTAAATTCATCCATGGTAATACTGACCTGTGAACTAATTCCTAGCGTGTTAATCTGAATGCTGATCGTCATAATGTTGTTCGTGTAATCTGGTTTATAATTCGTAATCAAAATACTATCCATTTAATTTGGCCTCCAATTTATTTAATCTAGCCTCTAGTTCCATATTGTGCCCGTTTAATTGATCAATCTGCTTTTGTTGTTCCTGTACCGTAGCTAGGGTGGCATTTAAAAGCACACTGTCATCCACCCCATTTAACCTGCCGTTTTCATCACGACTAATAAATACATCTGGCAATTGCCACTGTTTTGTTACATTAACGTCGTCAACAATGCTAGATAATCGCAAATGACTGGTATTATCGTCGGTTTTGTATTGGTATGTTGCCAAGTCAATTGAGTTAACTAGTTGTGCCCAATAGGCCGTATCAGCCTTTTAAACGTCCCGCTTAACACTTAATAGGGACGATTTAACCAAACTAGTATAGTTAACGGCGCCTGCATAAATATCAGCTGCACCGCCACCGCCCTTGGCAAAGTGAATAGCCCCTTTGTCCCAACTAGTGAAAGTATGTCCGGTATTAATATGGAAATTGCCAATATCTAATTCACGATTAAACTCAATCGCATTGCTTCCTGCGACATCCGTGCCAAAATTAGCAATCTCTTTGCCAGAAAAGTCTACAACACGCCACCAAGTCGAACCCTGATCTGCCAGAATATTACCATAGCTATTCATGGTAATACCCGTGCCATTCATTTGAAGACCACTAAAATGAATAGATTGCGTGCTTCCCCATAAATGGATCCCGTTTAACGGGCTAAGCACGACTTGGCCAGTTAATTGATTACCGGAAACAGATTGTTGAAAGCCCACGTCAATTCCATTCGTAAATCCTGAATTAAGTGCTAATTCGTCACCGGAGAACACCCCGTCGTAAGCTTCGTATTGATTACTATTAGAATGAACAGCTCGGTATTTAGTTACAAATGATCCTGCCGACATCTCTGTTCGTAGTCCGTCCATGCTATTAAAACCAGTAGTTGCTACCAAACCATCTGGCGTAATAGTTGTTGGATAGAATCGACTAGTGTTATAAGTGCTGCTAATAATGTCGCCACCATGGAATATTGTCCCGTTAATAGTTGAACCATTAATAACTGAGCCATCTATTTCGCCAGCACTAACAACATTGCCTATATCTGGCTGGTAACCAGTTGCTTGAGCTGTTTGAGTTAGCATAGGTGAGCTAAAATAAGCATTACCATGTCCATTGTATGACCAGTATTGTAGTCCAACATATACGGCGTTACTTGGTGCAACTGCGTTATTAATAGTCACATAACGCCAATCCTGTTTTGAACCGATACCGTTCCAAACTTGATTAGCATATGCACCATCAATACGATTACCATTTGAGTCAAAAAATGCTAACGTGAATGCGTACATCAAGCTAGTGTCACTACCTAATTCTAAGAACCATACAGAAGCACTAAACGGTTGACTAAACGATTGACTAGTAATTCCGTTTAACGGGTATAATTTAGTTTGTGCAAATAGATTCCAAACTCCGGCTCCGGTAGTGTTATTAAAACCAATAGATTTTACACCATCGTGAGTAACGTTTAAGCCGCAAAAACCATTGTTGGTTAAACTCCATCCGGGGACTGCAGTCCAGCTACTACCCAATAGTGCAGCATTATAAACTAGGTTAGTAACCCCTCGTACGGTTAAATTGCTAGCCACCACATTACCGTTTGCATCAGTTGTAAATGAGCCATTAGGTGTGCTAAATGTGTTAGCCACAATGTCGACACCTTTGAGTGAGCCGGTTGTAACATCACCTAAATTGGCACTTAAAGCTGATAGTTTGCCGACATTTAACCGGTCAGTGCTGAGTGTTCCAGTGGTGATGTTTGATGCGTTAATGTTTTTACCAGTAATCGTATTAAAGTCAATCGTGCCAGCTGTTAATTTATTGGCACTAACATTACCAACTTGGGCATCAGTGATAGCTGCATTGGCTATCTGTGCTGTACCTACGGCTAATTTGCCTATCTTGGCGTTAGTAATTGCACCATCACCTATTTGTGCCGTACCTACAGCTAAGTCAGCAATTTTAGCGCTATTGATAGCGGCATCACCAATTTGAGCATTGGTAATTGCACCATTGACTATCTCAGCCGTACCGATGACCCCTTTATCAATAACCGTCTCTGTTGTGATATGGACTACCGAGCCGTCTTTAACACCTGCACTTAACGTCTTATAATCAGCACTTGCTTGACTTGCACTTACTGCTGCTGTGCTACCAGCTAATATGGCACTAGAAGCGGCTTGACTAGCATTGTTAGCGACACTAGCGGCATTATCACCAGCACTTTGAGCTTGACTAGCTACCACAACGGCTTGTGATGCAACCTGACTAGCGCTATTGCCAGTTACCGTTGCTTGTGAGGCTACTATGACAGCACTAGAAGCCGCTTGACTAGCTACCGATACACTAGATTGCATGTTGCTAATATCCTTGTTATAACTGTTGCTTAAGGCGGTCTGTACGTTGCTTAAAGCCGTATTGTAAGCGTCTTTGAGGCTCTTATAAGTGTCCCGATTAACATCACTAGCTGTAGTGGTATCCGTTAAGATGGTCGTCATAAAGGTGTTCAGATTAGTGTAAGCTGTCGTTAAAGCAATCGTACTAATACTGGCCTCTTTAGCTCGCTTTAAAATCACATTATACTGGCTAGTTAGTCCGGCATACTGGGAGGCCTCTGTCTGCTTTTCAATGACAGACATTAAATTGGGATCATTTAAATTGGCAACCCCACTAGCCGCATTATTAGCTGTATTTTGAGCATTGATAATTTTGATGCCATCATCGGTTAGAATGACCTGTGTTGGATTAGATTCTGCCATTTATAATCCCCCTTTCTAATCGTCTGGGTTAACATTGTCATTTATTGTCCCCTTATCAATCACACTAGCCACTGGGCGTTTCTTAATGGGTATTGTGTACACCTTTTCCTTCTCATCGGAATATGGGTCAATTTCTAGTACCCGGGTATTGAAGGTCACTAATAAGTAGGCCTGTGTGCCTTGGTAAAAGACGTTGACAGTTTCAACTTCACGACTTTCATCGGTCAGGTTGGGCATTACCATATCATTGTCAAAGTAAGCTTCAAACTCGGCACCTTTATGCACGACATTTAAAGCCCATACTTTATGGGGGTCGTTAGTAGTCTCAGCTTCACCACCACCGGCCGCAAAGTAAAAGTAAGGGAAGTCTAGACATTCCGATTGGTAAGTATTCTTATTAAAATCAATCCCATAATCAGTGATATTAAAGTTGTATAGCACGTTGTAATTACCTGCTAACAGGTCAATAGCTTTGAGAATGTCGGTACTACCATCGGAGTAGCCAATTGAGACCATATCATGTTGACGGTCATAGTTAATGCGGCCATACCCTTTAAGAGGCATAATTTGTTGAACTCGACTATCGGTAGGCTGTAAGGTAACGCCAGCTACATATGGGAACCGCACGAGAATATAATTATGGTCATTCTTCAAGCTAACAATGTCCCAGATATAGATCGTGTTATTAACTTCCTGTACTCCAAATGTCCCACCATGTTGCCCATGGACTTGTAACATCACCGACTGCACGGCAAACTTGCTATCCTGTAAAGCAAACATGGTATCACCAGAGCCACCGTCATCACGAGCACGACTAGTTAGATATTGCCCATTGCTTAAACGTGCCATGTATTGAGTAGCTGAGTGAGCACCATTATCATCAGGACCATAGACGCCTAAATAGCTAATCCCAGTGGTGTCTAGCTTAATTTCCGGGTCATCTTGGATATAGTCGGATTCGATTGTGCCGTGTAAGGTACCAACAGCGTTACTAGTTGCATTAATTAGGTAGCCCGTTTGTTTATAGCTACTATCGACTGTGCCATCGGTATTATAACGGCGCCATATAAAGCCCTTGCTGTCAATATATGATGAGATGTTGGTGCTACCTTCCCAAGCCTGTAAGATTAAGCGTTTAGTCTGGGCGGTATCAGTGAAATTATTACCGTCAGGCGTTAAAGCAACTGGTTTAATTGAACTAGCGTCCTTCTTAGCTTCATCAACCGCCTTACTGAGTGCATTTTGATATTGTTCCATCCATGCTGGGGTGGCAGCTTGAACAGTTGTATATTCACCAAAACCAACCGTGTTGCCATACGGGTTAGAAAAGCTGATTGTCCGCTGAATAACCCGGCCGCTAGCGTCTAATACGGGCTCAATTAGCTCATCTTTAAACCTAATTGTGGCGCCTAATTGTGGATTAAAGTTGGGTGTTACATTCACCTCATAATAAGTTCTAGGATGGTTGTACAGTTTAAGCATGTCTTTAGCCCATGACTTTAAACCGGCTGAGTTACTAATCTGATTAGCAGTAATAATGGCTTCGTAGTACAAGCCGGCTTGCCAATCAGGGTTATATTTCTGATTAGCCTCATCATCAACGATATAGGGCTTACCATCATTGACCACTGCAATCGTGCTACCATTAGCCCCATATGGAATCAGCTTAGTCACCGGTGTTGATACCGTTGTCCGTTTAATACTAGTCATGTTCTTACCAAATACAGCCTCGTTATAGACCACGTCAGCATTAAGCTTGTCGGTAATTACACACACCTTTTTCGTGATGTTCCCTTGGCTATCAATCTCAACATATGGGTCAATCTCAACGTTATAGGTTTGAATGAGTGTCTGTACTAATGTACTAGCTTTCGTTTTACCATCAATGGTAATTGTCGGGGTCATCACATTAGTCGTCTGATAGTCTAGTGTCCAGCCAGTGGCGTTAAAGCATTCGTTAAAGGCCGTCTGAATCGAGCTGGCACTAGCCGTAGTGACCACCGGATAATGATGGGCTAAACTGTACAAACACAGATTGGTAAAGTTAGCCGTTGTGACGTGTTTAACAGCGGCGGTATTGTTCTCTTCCACGCTGTATATACGCATGACATACCAATGGCCCGATAGCTCGTCATAATAGGCTAAGTTGTTACCAGCCACCACTTTATCTGAATCTGGCTGGCCTTGAAGCACGTCTAGTTGGCCTTGATGATCAAACTTTTTAGATTGGGCATTTAGGTTAACCGTGCCATCAAACGTGTCATTAGTACCCACATTAACATCATCATCATATGACGTGCTAGTTGTGTCTGAATCAGCTAGTTGAATCTTGACGCTGTCGTTAGAGAACTTAGTGGCACCGTCAACAGTCAGGGTCCCAATCCGCTTTAAATTCGAATCTAGGATTAAATATTGGTTATTTAAAGCCATCTGTTAACCTCCTTATTTTAGTTATGTAAAAAGGCCACCCTTAATTGGGAAGCCTTTAAGTGTTGCTAGAGTAATCTGGGTAGATATTTAAGTGTGATTTGTGCGTCATCTAGGTCACCAATCATAGTTAGGCTATTAACCCCCGGACTAAGCTTGGGATAGTCCGTTGACCAGATTGGACTAGCTAGCTTACCGCCCACTGTGGTGCTATCAGTCTCACAATTTAGAACAATCTCTTGACCGGCATTAGCAATGTACTTAGGTGCGTCCTGAGCCACATCATTAACTTGGTAAATGTCTAGGTGGGTGATTGACATAAACGGGTTTTCATAGCCTACATTTTCGTCATCTTCGGCAATTGAATGCTTGAAGAACACTCCACCGATACCACCTAAAGCCGATTGATAATTTGAATTTCTATCAACAAACGTGCCGTGTACAATCAGGAACCGTTTAGGGTCTTTACATGGTTGACCATTGTGACTGCCACTGGTGTAGTATTGCGTGATTGACCAGCTAAACACCTTGCCATTTTTGATTAAGTCGAGTTCTAGCCAACTAGTGCTTAACGCCGACTTTTCTTCTTTGTTAACCACGGTGATATACTTGTCAACTTTTTCATTAATGGTCTTAGTTGTCACTTTTCCATGCTTATTGCGTGACCGTTTGACTACCGTCTTAGTCGTAGTGCCAGTCTTAATTTTAATCTTCTGGTCACGGCCATTGCTAGAGCTACCTGAAGGGCCCTTACCCATAAATAGCGTTTCATGTTTACCATCACCGCCAGCAAAAGCACCACCCGGTTTAGTAATTTGTAAGTAACACGTTGGGGTGCCGCCGGAACTAGAATCAGCTAGACCAAACCGGCCAATTGTAGCTCCGTTAGGGTCTAAAAGCAGAACTTCTACCCGCCCCATCGCGCGCCCATTATGGGTACCTGAGTGCTTAATGTGGTGGATTCTAGTCTTAACTCGATAGTTAGTCAGACTGTTAGTCATGCCAGTAAAACGAACACCGGGGCCATACCAGTCTGGTTGATGACTACCATATTGTTTAACCCCATTAGCTAGCTTGACCATTAATACTTGGGTATCTCGGTTGCTATCAGCTTCACCTTGATAAATGTACTTGCCGGCGGTCTTCATCTGAGCAATGGCATTGGCATCATTAGTCCACTCAGCCATGGTATTTAATACGTCACTGTTCACAACTTGCGTGTAAGGCTGTACCGCCACTGCTTGGTCTTCATCACTATCTGGCCCTAGCCCATATTCGCCACCATTTAAGGTGAAACCAATGTGTTTTAAATCCCGCTTAGGTATGACCTGAATAACTGGCTCCGTTCTAGCAGTTCCCTCAATGGTAATCGTATTTAAGCCGTTTTTTAAGGGTGTTTCAACCTGTGGCAGGGTTGCCCGGGGATCAGACTGCACAAAGGTAATAGTAAGTGTCATGTCATACATACCCGTATTAATCGGGGCCGGGTCACTAATTGCGGTAATATGCCCCCAATAAGTCACCTTGGGTTCAAAGCCAAATATTAATGGGTATTCCCTGCCATTATCACTAGGGCCATCGCTTAGTATCAGACCGCTTAAATTGTGCATAATCTGATTAAATCTGTCTTGATTATCAGCACAGTAAATGGATACCGGTATACTAATCGTCCGGCTCGTAAAGTCAGTGCCGTTAAATTGGTTACCATACATGGCCGGTATGTCAGTCACTTGTTCAGCCATGGCCGGTGCACTAGGCAATACCACGTTTCCCATTTCAACCTGTAAATCGTCCCGGCTATTTAAACCGGCATATTCAAAATCATCTCGTTGTAAGGTCACGATTTAACCTCCTTTTTAAGTTTAGCTATGTAAAAAGGGCGCCCAATTAAGAACGGCCCTTTAATTGATGGCTTTAATAGCCCATCATCTGTGAATATTGTGACGTAGTCTTATTGTCAGATTTAACGGCATTAACCACGTCAGATTTAGCAATGACTGCTTGTACATTGCCTTGGCCTGATACTAAAGCCGCCAATAACGCAATGACTTTATCAAGCTTCTCACTACTTTCACTGTTATTAGATGCAATCTGATTACTATTATTGCCATTAACAATCTGGTTAGCCTGTGTGATTAGCTGGTTAGCCCGTGATTTGTTTGTTAGCGGCAAAACCATCTCGGGCTTGTTCTTCTCAGCAACCTCAATAAGTTGGTTAGTGTTGATAATACCACCATTTTCAAACCGCTTATGTCCAATTGGCCCACTATGCAACCAGTCATATTTGGCATGTCCCCAAATGGACGTGTTACCAGTAGCATTTAAGTAATCACTGTTGTTAAGGAACGCCAGCACTTGGTCGAAGCTTGATCTAAAGTTATGGTGTCCCGGAAAGGCAAACGCATCAAAGGTTGTCTTGGTGAACTGCAATGGGCCACCGGCTGGGTTACCATTAGCAGAGTTGACATCTGAGATAGTTTGCATGATATTTCGGTTGCCTGTTTCGCTGTCAGCTGTCTTAATAATAGCTGACTGCATTTTAGACCAATATCTTCTTGGTACTTTGGTCATCTCCAGGGCTCGGTCGATCATACTGTGAGTAATAGCGCCGCCTTCGATGGCACCACCGCCGTCATCACCAAACATGTCAGCCAACTTACTGATAAATGACCAGAAGCCACTACCAACCTGCTTCTTGATCATGCCTAACAGGCCACTAGACTTAGCAGATTTATCCGAGCTAGCGCTGTCAGACAAGCCCGGTACGCGTCCATAACCAGCGAAGGTTCCATAGCCACCGCCATGAACTTTACTGATACCCATACCATCATGCTCATTCTCAGCAGAATACATCTTCCCGCCGCCGATATAAACACCAACGTGTTCACTACCACCGGGGCCAAAGAAAGCTAAATCGCCTGGCTTAGGGTCGCTGACATGCTTAGATGCCTTATATTGCTCACCTGACGTACGTGGGAAACTAATGCCCATCTTCTTCAGTGTGTACTCAACTAGGCCGGAACAGTCAAACGCACTAGGCCCAGCAGCACCCCAGACATACTTGTTGGTGCTACCGTACTTCTCCATGGCTTTGACTAAGCTAGAACTTGAACCAGTGCCATCATCGAGGCTATCGCTGACACTGTTCCATAAGGTTGACCACCATGTCTTAGCTTGTTTCTCAACACCATTAAATAGGCCATGACCAATATCGCTCATGACTCCTGAAACACCCTTAGCAGACCAACTAAACAGGTTTTCAAGTGACTTAATCGGGTGAGCGATAATATTTTCAGCGGTCTTAAAGAACTTTTCTAGTCCGTTAACCTTCTTACCAACCCAACTAGTTACGCCTGAGATACCACTAGTGACACTGTTTAGAATATCACCAAAAAAGCCAGTGCCCTTAGAGAAGTGAGTTAATCCAAGCATCTTGGTTTCAGACGCGTTTAGGACTTCGGCACCGGGTTCTAGTAACCGCATAACATTAGTCCCATGAATCAACTCAGCTTCGCCATTGGCATGAATTAAAGCTTCCTGATTATGGGTTTCTGGGGAATCGTGACCATCATTTAGCATGGCTAATGTAGGCTTGGTAATTGGATTACGTGATCCACTAAACATCCCAGTACCAGTGGCAAAGTGAACATGACTTAAATCACCAATGGTTTTCTTTTTACCACCAAACGTATGGATGACACTATCAACCGCATTGATACCACCATTGATAAGGTCGATAACATCGTTCATGCCGTCTCTAGCAAACTTCTTTAGGTTCTTCCAGAGCCCTTTGAAGATATTCTCAACGCCGGTACCTAAGCCAGACCATCCCGATTTGAATGACTTCTTGAATGATGATAGCCAGTCACCCATTGAATTTCCGAACACTTTAGTATGGCTCAGGTCTTTGTTCCAATAACTGTGCAGGTTAGACCGCATCTTGTCCCAATGACTATTCCATGAGTGTGACCAGCTCTTTTTCCAGCCAGCCCACTTAGTACCCATACTAGAGAAGAATGACTTAGTAAGCTTGTACGAGCCATCCCAATTGGATTTTAGGGTACGTCCGTTACTAGACCAGTGGCTGGCCCAACTCTTCTTCCAGCTAGACTTCCATGTATCCCACTTCTTACCGATAGAGCTAAAGAAGTTCTTGGTGTCCTTAACTGAGCCATTCCAATCGCGTTTAAGTGTTTTTCCCGTATCAGACCAATGCTTATTCCAAGTCTTCTTAAATGATTTTTTGAATGAGTTGAAGCTGCTATCAATGTTGTTAAACCACTTGCCGAATTTTGACTTTTTAAACGCCTTAGACGCATCGTTAACTTGTTTATCCATGGCCTTTTTCAAGCCCATTTTTTTAATGTCCTTACTAAAACCTTTCGCCCATTTTTGAACATTTTTACCAGTCTTAGTGTCCTTTAAGAACCAAGCGGATAACCCAGCGAACGGGCTAACTAAACCAGCTAATATTTCAGTTTTATGCTTAGAAACAAACTTACCGGCGCCTTTGCCCCATTTACTAATGGTAGACCCAACACCTGCAAGTTTCTTACCAATTGATTTTTCCCAACCAAATTTGCCAGTAAACAATTTCTTCATGGCAGTCCCCATACCATTTACTGCATCGCGGAACGGTTTGATATGCTTATACGCTTCATAAAGGGCTACTCCAAGCGCAACTACTGCCGTGACAACTAGTCCAATTGGATTTGTCAGCATCAACTTTCCCAATGATAAAAACGACTTACCAACCAATTTGATACCGCCAGCTAAGACACTAAAAGCTTTAGATGCACCCTTATATGCAATTTTTGCGGTCCATGATAGGCCTTTGCCAATCTGTCCACCAACTGATTTAGTGTGTGTCCACAAAGCACTAATTCCACTCTTAGCTTTAGCAGTGGTTACACTAGCAGCCATCTTTAACCAGTGACCCATTCCAGTCCCTGAACGCTTGACAAAACTTGCAAATTTGGTTAGTTCTCGTTCACCTTCAGCTCCATCAACCTTTGGTTTTAACACAATCCGGCTAAGCTTGCCACCTAGGCCCTTCGCCAAGTCTAAGCCACTGAAGGCTAGCTTTAATGCAGATATACCCTTACTTGCTATAAAGGCACTAGAAGCTAAACCAGCGAATACTTTAGGGTGTTTCTCAGCAAATTCACCGACAATCTTCAATATTGGTTCAATGTCCTTGAGAGATTGTACGAACACGTTGAAAGATGTCTTGGAAGCAGTCTTCATTGAACTAAAGAATGACTTTATTTCTTTTTTGTGAGCAACGATGTTAGCACCCATTTTATCAATGCCTTTTGCTAGGTTAGACAACATTTTATTGAGGCTATCACCAACATTAAAGTTTTTACCAGCAAACGCTTTAGTTATGTCATTAATCTGCAAGGCTAGTGCATTGCCAACATCTTTAAACTCAGATTTAGTGTCCTTATCACCAATCCATTTTGTAAATTGTCCCATTAATGGGGACTTCATATTGGCAATTGGCTTGTAAATGGCGTCTAATAACGCCGGCATTTGAGTCTTAATTGATCGTTCCATACCGGGTATAGTCTTCATCAAGTTCTCTGAAGCTTTGGCGTACTTACCACCAAGTGAGTTCATAACTTCTTCGGCATCTTTAGCACTAATCTTGCCTGCGCTCATTTGGTCGCGCAAGCTAGACATAGTTAGCTTACTGTTATGTTGTTGCTTCTTTTCAAACTCCAACATCTTTTCAGCGTACATTGGCAATTGATCGTTAATCATGTTAAAGTCACCAAGTTGCATCTTGCCACTTGATAACATGTGAGTAAAGTTGGTGCCTAGTCGAGTAACATTCTCATCGCTTAGGTTAAGAGTATCGCCCAACGTTAATATTGACTTAGTTAATTCTTTAGTTCGTGGTGCATTATCAAACACATGGTAAAATGACTGGTTAAGTTCATCAACCACATTGATATTTTGATTGAAAGCTGAAGCTAACCCATTCCCAATGTCGACCATTTGTTTACCTTTTCCGTTTGAACCAGTTAAAGTAGTCCATGTGGCCGTCATTGTACGTTGCTTGTTATCATATTCTGTTACAGCACTATTAAGTTCGCCAAAAGATGCCGTTATACTTGATAAAGCGTTGGTAATTCCGTTTGCAACTAGATGCGCGCCTAGAATTGTACCGAATAAATGAGATGTCTTCTTAGCTTTATCATCAATGCTATCAAGCTTAGAACGAACACCGTGCATAAATCCATGAGGTTCTTTTTCCATCGCTTTAAGTAGCTCGTTTTGGCTAGTCTTAGCTTTAGCCATGGCTGTTGCGGTCTCATTAACACGCACTTGCTGGCGTTTATAGGCGTCTGAGGTAGCTCCACTAGCCGTCTTAATTCGGTCTAGTTCGTTAGTTTGAGCCTTATATTGGGACTCCATGTTAGAATAGGCCTGTTTTAAACCACTTAAACGAGCCTTGTTAGCATCTTCTTGTTTGCCCTCGGCTTCTAGGCGTTTCACATAGGACTCACTTAAAGCCGTGCTCTGTTTATAGCCCTTTTGTAAGTCGGCTAACCCACTGTTGTAATACTGTAATTTAGACTTGGCCCGATCTAGTTGACCACCCATTGAGTCATATGACCGACTAGCCTTGTTAATCTGGTCAGATAGTTTTAAATAAGCTTCTTCACCGTCTTTAGTGTTTCTGTTTAGGCCTGATTGACGGGACTTTAACTCATCAATTTTAGACTTCTGCATCTCCATTGATTTGGCTAAGCCATCTACCCTAGCTGCTGCGGCCTTTTGATACTCACCTGCTGACTTTAATGCCGTCTCCTGAGCCTTCCAGCCGCTAGTATTGGCTTTAACCTCGGCTGTCAACGTCTTTAGTGATTTAACAGCCTCAGCACTGTCGAGGCCAACCTTACTGGTCATCTCACGGCCGACTACTTTTTTAGCCATTCTTTTTTAACCTCCTTTTAGGCACAAACGCTTATAAGCCATACGTTTGATTAATGGCTTCTAGTGGGTCGACTAACTCAGATCGGTCTTCCTTTTTACGAGCATTTAAAGCCGCCATGAAATCAAAAAAGGGACTATCGCCAAATTCCTTGGTTGATATTCCCTCCAATAACAATTGTTTACTTAGCAAGCTAAAATCTTCTTGCTGATTTTTTAACTTCATAACCTCTCGTTTGATTTCAACGTTGCGTTTGTGCCGGTTTATTTTGACGACTTAGCATCTTCAATTGCCTTGCGTTGCTTTTGTTCAGATAACTTAATGTCGGCATCTGAAATACCATTTAACCGCATGATTAGATAACCAACTCCTTCGCCAAAACGCTCAATTGAGACAGTATCGTTAATAGACTCCATCTGTTTGTCAGTGTATCCCATGACCCGTTGTACAAAGCCAACCATATCATCTTGCAATTCTAGGCCGTTTTTCATTGCGTCTAGTTCGGTAACTTCTTTTTCGGTGTCTTGTGATTCCAACATACCAATTTGAACTTTGGTAGCTAATCGAATGATATTGTTAGTTGGCGTTACATCAGCCGTCTTGTTGATTTTAAAATAGTTTTTAGCATTGATTTTCATAAAAATTACCTCTTTCATTTATTTTTAGGTATGTAAAAAGGCCACCCAAATTAAGGAAGCCTTTAGATAATTAGTTCTATTTACCAGTCGCTCCACCGGTTGTGCCACTTGTTGACTTAGTGTAGCCGCCAAACGTTTCAGCCATAAGCTTGTCTAGGTCGAAGTTAGTATCAGTTGACTTGGCAATCATATAAGGTTGTTGTACCCCGTTGGCAGCTAAGAAAATGTTAGACTTTAATGGCGTTAAGACGGTACCATTTAGGACTGTTGAGTAAGCAGCTTCACTGTTGGTATCAGTACTGTTATTAGATGCTTCTTCAACGAATTCGATATTGTTAAAGCATTCATAAATTGAGATGTCGCCATCTAATGATTGTGATTCGGCAATCATCGCAACATGTGGCTTAGGTAGCTGACGAACCCAGGCACCTGTATTGGTGTTTTGTGTGAACCCCTTTAGCATCTGGTTAATCTTGAAGTCCAAATCTAAGGCGGTTAAAGCCAGCGTGGGCATAGACTTACCATAAGCTGTTCGTTTGATTTGTCCATTCCCCCAACCAGGCGTCCCGGCCGCTTCGATAGCAGTCACATTGATTTGACTGAAACCTTCGCCATTGTGATCGGCAACATAGATTCCGTCAGTAGATAGACCTTTGGTAGCGTCTTTAATTAAGTCGCCATTATCATCTAGCAAAGCAAAAGTTGCTTTTACAATGTTGTGTTTTGACATTTAAATATCTCTCCTTTAAATCATTTCATTTTTAGTTACATAAATTGTTTTGGTCACTTGGTTGGTATCCGGGTCAGTTGTGTGGTGCTGACTAGATACAATTAACCAGCCGGCCTCTTTAAGGCTTTTCATCAAAGCTATCTCAGCTTCCAATGGGTTAAAGTCATCGGCTAGGTTAACCTTGTAGAAGATTTGAATCTCAACACCCATTGCTAACCCTTTAAACGTGTTGTTTGCAAGGTAGGCCGGGCTTGAATCGGTCTCTTGCAATAGCATGACTGTACTAGTAGTGTTGTCTAAATCTTCGTTAGGTATTTCATTAAGGTAGACTTTATCTAGCCACGTTAAATTGAGGGCGTTAACTAGGCTGGCTACCTGTGATACTGGTAATAGCATTAGTCATCGTCCTCCTTCTTATATTCATCTAGCATGGCGTTAAAGATATCATCTTGGCTGTCGGCTAAGTTCTCATCAACAAAGTGGTCAGCCCTAATATGTTTAGTCCCATCGTTTAGCCTCATGGCGTTCATATCATGGTATTTATTAGTCCACCCTACAATTGAGCTCCCATCGTGTTCGCCGTCTATATCGTTGCTGTTATAGCTTATGTTGTCAGCCATGTGTCCGTACTTCTCGTCTTTATGATTTGAATAGTGTTTCTTTCTCGTGACTTCCGTCAAGTTATCAGCTAACTTCTTAGCGCCGGCTTTGGTTATCCGCTCCTGTTCAGCTTCATTGGGAACTAGCTTATGGACGTCTTTAAGCCAGCTTGCTAGTTGGTCGGCCATATCATCGTTTGCCATAGCTAGGCCCCCTTAGTGACCTGTTTAAGCGTCAAATAATCGCAAGACAGATAATTACTAGAATCATCCATGCTGTCATTGATGACATCGTAAAGTTTACCTTTATACTGGCATTTAATGCCTTCATAAACTTTAGGATTGTGCCTAATAATGACCACTACTTGCTCTAATTGCTCAGTTGTGAGTTGATATGAATATGCAATCGATCGTGTATAGGATGCACAGTATAAACTAAACTGACTAACAAATGTCTGTTTGCTAGTTCCGTTAATAGGATTTTGAACAGTTTTAACAGTGCCAATCTGTATACGTTGGTTAAAGTCAACTGGAGTTAGCCTATTAATTGCCATTGTCGTCCACCTCATCCTGTTTTTGATTATACAGACCTCGTAGTTGGCCAATGATTGAATCAACAACTAAGTCAACTGGATTAACGGTGTTTGAAGTGATTGATGTCCGGTAATACCAGTATGAACCAGCTAAGGCGTAAACAGCAGTTTCAAACAAGTCATTCACGCCTTCCATTTCATAGAACCCCGTAACGCCATTTTCATCACCAATGGCCTGTTCAATGTAGCTAGTGGCTGCAGACAAATAACCTTTTAGCAGCTCGTCATCATCATCCCCGTCAATTCGCAAAGATGATTTTAATGTTCCTAAATCGGCTGCCACTTTAATCACATCCTTACTTAGCCGCCCAGATTGTCACTGTACTGTGTATTTATTGGCGACATAGTTGGCTAATTACTTAGCAGGGGTCGTTGTAGCAGCGCTCGCCGCAAAGTTGGCCGGTTGGTCAGCAATTTTACTGAACGAACCTGCAACAAAGGCTTCCGTATCAGTAGCTTCAACATCAAAACGATCAATCACACGAATCTTAGTTTGATCCTTTTCAAAGGCGCCAGCTCCGATATTAGTCGTTAACAATGACGCATTTTCTCGGTCAAATAAAGTAACCGCTTGTGATAAGTCACCATAATACAATGGATAAACTGGTGCCGCTGCCGTCCCAGTATTTGGCAACCACTTGTCAGCAATCATAACCACTCGCTTACCGCGGACAATCATGCGGTCCGGCTGGGTTGGATCTGGTTGCAATAGGTAATTTCCCATAGCGTCCTTAACCTTGCATAACTCATTGTATCCTGACGTGTTCGTCAACAAGAACGATGTTGCCTTAATTGCTGGGTCAACAGCCGTGTTGATCATATCAATGATGTCATCAAACTTAGCTAAGGTTGGCTTCTTTGGCGCATTATTCATGGCTTCAATAATCTTAGTGTTACGACTAACAACAACCTTTTTAGCAATCCATTGGGTAAGCCATGCCATAAGGTTGTCAGCAGTATCTTTCAATAATGAATTTGTTGCCGTCGTAATTCCACCATAACGATGAATTACATACTTAATCAAAGTAAGCTTTGGATCATCATTATCACCAATGGTGGCTGTTTCATCATCTAAATCAATCAATGGAGTGACATCTGACCATTTTTCAAAAACTCGTGATCCCGTCTGGGTGCTAACAGCTTCCCGATTAACATATTGTTGAAGGTTGTCATATTGACGAACCAGTGTATTAATTGCAGTTTGAATATCTTGAGGAATAGTCAAACCAATTGCGTTACCAGCTTCGTCGGTAGAAGAAGTTACCAAGTTCATAACTTTAGGGTCACCTTTAATCATGCCTTGGAAGTTCTTAATGAACTTGGCTTTGATGTCTTCTTCGTCATCATCAAGTGGGGTCTTATTCTTGTCATCCATATTGGCAATTTCTTGAGCCTTGCGTTCTTCTTCCAATTGTTCATGTAAAGCATCACGCCGGGCAACCGCATTGTCGCGATCTTGCTTCATTGCTTTAAATTCTTCTTGATCAAAGCTGTCGTCAAGGACAGCTGCGTTTAACTTATCGTTCAAGTCTGACACCTTTTGCCCTTGGGCAATCCAGGCATCATTCATTGTATTGATATTAGCCATTAGTTGGCCTCCTTTTAATTTTTGCCAAATAAAATAGCCAATTTGCTGTTTCGTAATTCAGCAGATTGACTATTAGTAGTATTTTCTTCTTTAGATGGCTTAGTTTTATCCTTATCCGCCTTATAAATGAGATTCAGCAGCTTGTTAACTGCAGATTTAGGCGGAATATGTGAAATAGCATTCACCGGTTGCAATTGTTGATCATTAGCAAACATAATTTCGTCAGCGAAGCCTTTATCAACGGCATCACTAGCGGTTAACCATGTTTCATTTGCCATTAACTGTAGTAAGTCAGCTTGGTCCATGCCAGTTTTAGCTTCATAAGCACTGGCAATCGATTGATCAATACCATTTAAAATACTGGCCTCATGTTCCAGATCGTCAGCATTACCAGCTGGCTGTGACCAGGCTTTATGGATCATAATCTGAGCAGTTGGTGAAATATTGATATGATCACCAGCCATAGCTACCACACTCGCCGCACTAGCGGCTAATCCTTGAATATTAACCGTTACGTTGCCGGCATAGTTCTTTAGCATAGTATAGATTTCACTAGCCGCAAAAACGTCCCCACCATTGGAAGCAATATCAACTTCAAGCGCTTCATCATCGCCGTCGCCATCGTCAGTGTTGCCACTGTCATCATTTAAAATGTCAGCAACACCCGAAGGTGATACTGCTGGCATTCCAAAGAACTGATAGAAACCGGCTGTTTGATCATCAACAATATCGCCTTTAATCATCACTTTCTTTGTCATCATTATCACCTCCTTTTCCCGATTGAATCACAACTTGTTGTGCCGTTGGATTCTTAGCATCAGGCATTTCATCTGGAAAATAACCAGTCTGCTGTAGTAACCAAGTTGCTTGATTATTAGCAATCGTGCCATCTTTAGCTAGCCCTTATAGGGTGGCTGCGAATGAGTCTCCCAATGGGTCTACAGCAGTCCGTATATTGGCCGTAATCTTGGCATTAAGCTTATTATCCAGCTCAGCTAAAATTGCCTGTAAATAGCGATTAAGGGCATTGGTGTACATGCCTTTGATTTGGTCAATATTACTTTGTTGGTCACCTTGACCATTCAAATAGCTATCAGGAATGCCGAAAACTTTAGCAATTTGCTTACTCGTCCAATCTGTTTGGCTTAACAGCTTAGTAACATCGGCTTTCATTTCTAGTGGCTTGTAATCTTCAAGTTGATCAATAACTACTGGGCCACCGTTTGACTTGTTCACCTGTTTCATGAAGTTACGTGAGCGGCTGGCCTTCATCTTCTCACTTAACAGTCCACCGTGCTGAATAGATAGCACGCCAGGAGCGCTAATTGAACGTGCTAGTGCAGCCAACGTTAAACTGTTAGATGAACTCTTGACTTGTAACTCATTCGACAATGCTTTTAATGGACTGTTACCCGTCATACCGCCATCAGTACTAGCCCAGCGAATATGAATCATGTCAGACTGTGGTACATATTGAAGAACGCCCAAGTTAGGCTCATCAAAAGTAACCGTATAGGTTAAGCCACTGCCGTCATCTAATAAGTAGGTTTGCACTTGGCTCGGTCGCAAATATTCCCAGCGCAGATCTAAGCCATTAGGATTACGCCAACGATATGCAAAGCATTCACCACCCAATAACAATTGTGAATACATAGACTGCCAAAACGTGTGACCGTTAGCTGTCGTACTGGGATTGTTTAGGATTCCCTGCGCTCGTGGCATATTAGCCATTAATTGTACCGTGGCTAAGTCTCCAGATATTTGATTAACCGCTGAATAAATATCTGAATTTTCCAAAGCATCTTTGGCACTAACATACTCATTATTGCCAGTTGGTGACAAAAAATTAATGATATTATCGTCTTCTACTGGCACGCTTTGAATACTAACTGAATTATTTATTGCCGTTGGTGGTTCAAAAAAAGGCATTGTTAATCACCTCCTTTTTGGCCAGCTGTTACGACTTCCGAAAGCCAGCCAACTAAAAACAAAGCTACAGCAATTGCTAGAACGCCCTGTGCCTGCCCAAATAAAAAGGCTGCATATACCCCAGCAATCATACCTAGAATGAAACACAGTACATCAAAATAATGCCAGATAGTTGCAAAAAATTGTTTAAAAATCATCAATATCATCTCCTAGCAATCCTGACTCCGGGTTATTAAACCATTCAAGAACTTGTTTTTCGTTCATACGTTCGACCTGTTTATCAGGATTGTTTACGTCTGAAAAGTCTTCAAAGTGATACATGGCTTGGAATAAGGCATCAATTAACGCATCTACCACATCAATCTTCAATGTGGCCTTAGCTTTATCGACTTGAATACCAATTTTGTCTTCATAAATTTCAGCATTTAGTAATGCCTTTTCCATAATTCGATCATCCAAGCGGTCTACCGAGCCTTCAACAAACATCGTCTGCAAAAACTTAGTTGGATCCTTCAATTCACTAGTCCGCTGCCGAATGGCTTGCAATGGCCACCCTGAATTCAAATCCAATTGCTTGATTGTGGGTGTTAGCCCCCACGCATCATAACCAAAGAAAACAACTTCCAGTCGATGCCGCTCAACAAAGTTAAGTAACCACTGATAAACTTGCTCGTCATTGATTAGTCCTTGAGGATGGCTACTAATTGTGCAAAATCCCTTTTGAGCTAAGTTCCGATAATTAATACCGTCTTGCTTTTCTTTAGCTTCAATCGAACCAGCTTTCTGCCAGGGAATAAAGCTATGCTGATAAATAAACCATCGTGGTTTGTCATTATTATCACGATAAGGAAATACAAACGCTAGCGCCGTGTTATCACTAAACATCGAGTAATCAAAACCAATATAAACTTGCCGATCATCAAAACTAAATGATGATATAATAGCTCGCTCAACGTCAGGCAGTTTCAAGAAGCTGTCGGTCGATTGTTCTAGCCACAAGTTAAGGTTTTTGTTTTGGAAATCGTTGAGTGTGCCCGACAAAGCGTCAGAATCGCGCTTATCTGTCAAGCCGTTCAGCAACACTTCTCGTTGGCTTGGTAAATCTAGTAAGGGATTACTTTTAACCCACATATCGGGCTTATAAGTTTCGTCCAGATTGTCCTGCGACCAAATAAGCCCCAAATATGTATCAGCATCGCGCAAATAATCTTGTTCCATGGCTTGCTGAATCATACGCTCATCATCGTGAAATGGGACATTGGGATCAGGATATGCCGTTGAAATTTGAATAAATTGCTTATTACGCACCTTAACTTGGCCCGAAACAATTTTAGAAATCTTCTGCCGTGTTCTTACTTCACCAATTTCATCAAAAATAGCAGTTGTAAAGTGAAATGAGTCATACTGACCAGCCTCATGGCTAATCGCCCGTAACTTGTTATTAGTCTTGCTCATTGTGACTTGATCGGCCTGTGAGGACAGCGTCCGTGTATCTAATCCACTATCTTGAATTAGTGTTTTAAATGGTTCAATCGTTGCAATCTTGGCTAACATCGACTTAATGTAGCCCAGAATTTTACTAGTTTGTTTGTAATTAATAGAAGATACTAAGTAATCTTGATTGGATAAGCCCAATGACTCAATTAAATAGCTATAGGCAGTGATAATTGCCATCAAGTACGTCTTACCTTGTCCACGTGCAACAGAAACAATGGCCCGTGAGAAACGCTTGCCACCGTCATCATTACGCCAGCCAACCAGCATAGCCATAATGAATTCTTGCCACGGCATAAGCTTAGTTGGTTCGCCCGTATCAACATTCGGACAGATGGCAGCAAATTTAAGCACTTGGTCTACTTTCTTAACCGAATAAGTAAAGGGAAATTCAACGGTACCTTGCCGTTGCAAGTCTCGGATATGGCGAAAAGCCGCTAGCTTGAGCAGATAGCCAGTAATCACCTTCTCATCGAGGACTTCAAAGGCATACTTTGTGCCCGGATCAGTGTATTGTTGGCGAATCGCTGAGCAGTCTAATGCTTGATAAGCTCCAATAACATCATGTGTTTGTGTTAAATCAATCTTCATTATCAGTCTCCTAGAAATTCTCTCATACGGTCACTAATGCTCCGATTGTCCTTGTGGTCATCTAAGTTTAACTTGAGCAAATCACTACGTGACTTAGGAGATAGTCCCAATTCAGCGCCTAACTTCGTTAGATTCTTAACGGCTGAATCGTAAATTTGAGTCATCGGGTTTCGCTTGTAACCAACAAAGTCCTGACCGATTTTTTGACCAGTCTGGTCTTGCAACGTCTTATAGATTGCCTGAACTTCACCGTTTTTTTGAATGTGCTTATAGGCGTTGCGGTAAATCTCATATTGGGAAGCATATTGCTCCACAAGCCCGCTATCAATGCGTTTAACTGGGGTATTGTCTTCTAAAAAAGGCACTAATCGACGCCAAACGACCTTAGCTTGCCGGCCTAAGTAAGCTGGCGGTGTACGTGTTAATTGCCCGTCGTTGACGTCTTTATCCGACTTTTTCACTACTACTCTCTCCTTTCATTATTTGGTGACCCCCCCTACCTAAAAAATTTAAAAAATTGTTTATATCACAAAATAACGGCAATGTGTGTGCTTTGGGGATTGGTTTAAAGGGCGGGGGGATAAAAATTATTCAAGCACGCTGGAAGCTCATCCCGTGCGTCGTTTTCTTTTTATTATTCAAACAGTCATAGATTCCACTTGGTGAGATTCCAAAATATTTTGCCGCCCGTTTAACAGATGGAAATTCTTTCTGCTTGTCGTTAAATAATGCTTTAACCTGAATGCTTACGGACGGTGCACGCCTAGAGAGTAAACCGCGGTATGCATTGTTGTATTTTCGTGTACACCACTCTAAATTTTCTACAGCATTATTAGTTTTATCCTCATCCTTGTGGTTAATCTCTTCTAATCCATCAGGGTTGGCCACAAACGCTTGGGCTACTAACCTGTGAACTTTTGGCCGGTACTGTTTCCCGTTGTAACTTAGTAGCACATCTTGATAACCATCTGGTCGGTTTCTATTTGTTAAAATCCTTCCATGACGAACTCTGCCATTAATAAACATATCAAGTGAGCGTACTCTTCCAAAACTGCTAACTTGGTATCGACCAACGAATCCTGTTACATTCTTCCATTGTTCAATCATGCTGTGTTCCCCCATTCATTAATACGACTACAGACTGTACGCCAGTAATCTCAGCAACTTGTTTTAACTCGTTGCCTTGACCTGTGCCATAGTATGATTGTTCCCAGTCCGTCTTGACATGATGACAACTCCCACAGATAACAGCTAAGTTATCAACATTAGCTTTCAATGCCTCGTCAAACTCAATTGGGACAATGTGGTCAACAGTCTTAGCAGGTTTGATAACGCCTTGCACTTTACAGTAAGCACACAAGTAATGGTCACGCTCCAGGACTCGTTGCCTTAGATGTGACCATTGCCTTGTCCGATAGAAGTTGTATTGCTGGCACTTATCATCATTGCGATAACGTGTAACTGTGTTGTACTTGTGCGTGTATTGTTTGTCATTGCTACGTGCCCAACGTTGCCGACTAGCTAAGTACTCAGCTTCATGCTCATAGTGTTGTTGACAATAGTGGTCAGGGAACGTGACCATCGCATGGCAGTTAGGATAACGGCATCTTCTTGTCCTTGGCATGTTGCTTTCTCCATTTCTTATCTAAACTAAAAGCGCCATGCTGTTTAGCACGACGCTTCTTATCCTTGTACCACTTATCTAGCCGGGAATCAGCCTGCACCCATTCAGGCGGCTCGTACCCGTATTTGCTATGAATCATTTGTGCCATGACATTACTTCCAAATCTGATCCATACATACTAAAAAATCCCAGTCTCAACTAGGATTAATTGTAAATATAAAAATATTAAGACTAAACTAGGCTAGTTCATATTTTTTTTATAAACCAATATAAAAGCACGGCCACTAAAGACAAAATAATCAGCATCAATATTGCATATATAATATACGATATCAATTCATTACCTCCAAGGATATTTCTGCTCAATTTCTTTCATCGGATTTTCGTACACATCGGTGTGTTTATCGTAATCTTTAATTTGCAATTTTATAACATCCCGCGGATTAACTTTATACCCAGAAAAATCATATTTTAAACTTGATACAATACAAGCAATATAGGCCATTCCAGTTGCAGTTTCTTTTTCTCCTAAATCATTTTCATGCTTGTAAATATACTGTTGAAAGTCAGTTAGGATGTCAGCAGTTCTTTCTGAACCCAACTGAAGAGTTTGCTGTAACAAGTCTTGATACGTAAAATCCGAGCCATCTTCATTCATTTCATCCATAGTTTTTTCCATGTTGTAATATAAATTGCTCCAGTTACTTAGAACTTTTTGCAACTCTTGACCGCTAATCTGCCTAAAATATGCTTCTACCTGTAATTGCCGGCTATTACCAAATTCACGCTCGGCCTTTAATGCATCTCGAATCATTTTAGGAGTCTCCTTTAAAAAGTACCCAACTAATAAAATTAGAATGGTTAATAAAATTGAAATAAATGTTAACATTCATCATTCCTCCAAACTAATCTAAGTATACAAAAACTCCCGCCAATAAGCGAGAGCAGTTTGAAGGATTACTGAGAATACCTGAGGGAGCTAAAGCCCCCTTTCAGTATCTATATACAATACCACAGCGCGCCTGTTCCTGCAGGCAATTTGGTGGCCAGTTTAATTGCGCCGTATGTGCTTGGCGTGGAATCGAACCACACGCAGTAGCTAACCTCCTGACACGACTATCGCCTTTTTCAGGCCTTACCTGTCATGTTTCAAACACACGTCGACTAATGATTAATCAAGTTAGCAATTCCATTTCACGGGCTGTAATTGCCAAAGTGCCCTATATCGCTGGTAGGCCTCGAACCTACATCCCATTGTGGCTTGCCAATTAGCCCACAGCGATTACCAGTCTGTAATTTGGAGGATTGCTTCATGCACGTCAATCACATTTTGCATACTACCAATTTAGCACGATTATAGGGGCTTAAAATACGCAATTAATACGCGATTTCATATAATCCCAATCCCTTAGCACATTCCATAATAAACTCATTTCTTAATTCAAACGCCTTAGTATGACTAACGTTGATTAAGTGATTTGTAATTAGTCCATCAATCGTATATCGCTGATGTTTCTTGAAATACAATTCTTTAATGATAACCTCCGTATCATGTCCCACATCATCTAGACAATCGTCAATCACTTCCCGCTGATGTTTCAAAGCATTAATGCGTCGATCGTCATCAATCGTGATAATCGTGTTGAGTGTTGTTTCCGGATACTTGTATTGTGCCTTGCCACCTCCGACATTATCATCACGAGGGACAGTTGGATAACGTAATTCCTGTTCACGTTTCTCGATATACTTGTCAATCTTGGGATAGTCACGTAGAATATCTTCAACTTTTCTAATCGTCGTTCGTTTCACTACCAATTCCCCTTTCACTCAACTCCATAATGTCAGCAATGAAGTCCTGGCCAATTTGTGCCTGTTGCTCAATTGTCGGTGCCGCGTTCATTTCCAAGTTGGCAACTGTGGCTTTCATTTGGATTGCTTTGGCGTATTCGGTATCAGTCATGTTTGTTCACCCACCACATTAGTACCAAACTAACGATTACAATCGTAGCAGTTGCAATAGCCCAATATCCTAACAATTGCAATGGGGAAGAATTCCAAAGAAGTTCAAATATCTGTTTCATTCGTCTTCCTCCGTTAGGTACCCATCTAACCACGCCCGAGCAATCAGCTCTTGATGTTTTTTATATCTCCGTTGATTAAATTCATAAGTACCAAGTGTCAACGCCATCCAGTCTCGCATTTTTTCGGGACGACGCTCAGAACAAAGCATGTCACCAACTGAAGTACCATCGTGTTTGCACTTTTCAATCCAATCAGCCACTGATTTCGGGATCACTGGTAACTCGGCATACTGTTGTTTGAACTCTTTATCAGCCATAACTTTAATCTCGTCTGTTTCCTTAACAATCCAATCACCAATTTCAAATGAGACTTCATTATCGTCTGGAAAGTCATCAGGTTCTGACTCGACATCGTCAATCAATATTGAATAATAAGCTGGCTCACCTGTTAGTGCATCAAGTAATGAGTCTGACATAACTTCGTAGCCAAATAGACTTGTCTGGCTTCCATCAAACTGCTCGGCCCTGATAGTGGCCGTTTTACGATAAACTTTAATCATCATCGCCATCCCCTTGCGAATAATCATTACCAAAGTAAGGCTGGTTTAAATGGTCTATCTCAAACAAAGCAACTTTAATCCCGTCTGCCATCTGCATATCGCCTTCTTTTTGGCTGTTGATGCAATCATTAATTAATCGCCTGCGTAACTCTTTCACTTCATCACTCATTTTCAATCCTCCCCGAACGCCCGCTTATTAATGTTGTACGGCTCATATTCCTTGGCCAATTGCTTACTATCAAGCGTTTTAGATTTGTTTGCTTCGGCGTGTTGCTTCATACGCCGGTGCTTCCGTTTAATCGTTGAACGCTTCTTAGTGTGTTTAGGCATAACTCACAGTCCTTCCGGTACACGCTCTTTAATGTACGTGTCAAATTGCCGCTCAATTTTACGACTCTCTCTGGCTAACTGATCCACTGTTGTAATACGTTCACTACCGGTCCGGATTAAATACCCACGAAGCCAGTGCAATGCGTCCTCGACATTCTTACAATGCGCTAGGGGTGCTTCTACTAGGCGATTGATGCCAGACTTATCATCATAGCTAGTTACTGGGTGGCCCTGACTGTCTAATGACATCCTGTTAACCTTAACTTCGTATTTGTCACTAGTCAGATGATACTGGTCAATTTTCATATCAATCATGCTTATTTGTCCTCCGTAATGTAGTATTTGTTTTCGTCAATCGCACGAATGCGTCTATCCAGCCAAGCGTTATTGTGCTTTAGCTCCCGAGACACCCTATTTTTACCCTGCTTGCCTTTCATGACTAATTTAATAGCATTATACTGGGTGCGTGTAATCTCCGTGTAATCGCCTGGTACGGCCTTAATTCCGGGCATCTTATGCAGGTTAGCTAGTTTGCTATTAGGCACGTTATCCATGCTGCCATATCTCACTTCTAACTTATGAATTACTTCTAGTTCTTTAGGCCAATTTTTGCTTGTCATAGGCTAACTTCCTTTCAAGCTCTTGTTCGTAATGAGCGTGTATCTCATTCGTACAATTTGGGCATGGCCCAAACGTGAAACCATAACTTCCAAGTGGCTGCTGAACAACTTTACTCCCATGACATAATTCACAACTCATACACTTCTAACTCCTTCCATGTTGTCAAACAGCAATTGACAGCTAGTATCCTTGGTATATAAGCGATCGATTGTTTTGCCATCATACATACTTTCTAATTGCTTACGTGTGTTGTTAGTCGTAATGATGGTTATATGTTTGACTTCGTTATGATCAAAATCGCAACGCGCATTCGCCACTTGATACATTAGTGTCTGCAAATCTTTGTGCACTGGCTTATAGAACCCCTTTTCGGTTGGCTTACCGCCTTCAGTACCAAAATCGTCTAAAACTAGAACATCAACGTTTTGCATGTCTTTTAAAACGTATAGTAACCGTTGACGTACGTCCGGTGCTTCGTATTTCTCATTAACCAGCCGTAGCAACTCAGCTGTTGAAACAAACATCGCTGTTTGGCCTACACCCATTAACTGATACATAATTGCCAGTGCTAATGACGTTTTGCCAACACCGGGGCCGCCTGCAAGTGCTACGTTGAACTGGTTAGTCTCTAATTGCCTAGCTAACTTAAATGCTTGATTACCAAGTTCTCTAGCTTTAGCTTGATTAGGCTGTTTATCAACCTGCCAATCATTAAAGCTAAATCGTAGTGGCACGCCTCCAGACCAGACTGACATGCGATAGTAATACCGTTTTCGGTTAGCAATTACGCCCGCATTCGCCCGATCAATCGTTTGATGATCTAATTCTTCTTTGGTTGGCAACTTAGTTGTATCAATTCCCCTAGCCGCTACTACTTTCTGAATCGTGGCTTGATTGAATAGCTTCGTTACATTTTCCATTAGCCAAACCAATCCTCTCGTGTTTGTGGTGCAACGTTAGTCGGGTGATCACGTTTAACCTGACCCATGAGTGCGTCATATTGCTTGCGTAACTTTCCTGCCGACAAAATGTTTGCTTGCCAGAATGAATTATCCTGTGACCAATCTACTAGCCAATCTAATTTTTCATAATCACGATGATCACGTTCGTGTGCCAATCGAATATCATTAGCCCATTTCTGTAAGTTTGGTTCTTTGAAGTCAGGTTGCCGTTGTTTAATTCTGGTCAACAGATGGACTGCTACTTTGTAGGGTGGATCATCGGGTCCATACTCGGTTTTTGAGTTGGGACGTTTATTATTTGTAGTCTCTGTAGTAGTCTCTGGTAATCTATTGGTATTGGTGGGGACTGCCAGTCCCATTCCATTGGGACGCTCAGTCCCTATCGTTGGTACTGTCAGTCCCAATGCTGACCCCAAATTGTCTAATGCGTCATAATCGATTCTATACCACTTTGTACGGTCGAATTTTGCCTTGTTATAATTACCAGTGATTAATAATCCACGCTTTTCAAGGTCTTTTAAATAACGCTGAATGGTTTTTTCTGACAACCACGGAAACTGCTCATGCCATTTTGCGGCGCTATTATAAATCCACCTGAATCCATCTCTTACGTTATTAGACCTATTCAGCCAATAATGAATCTGTTGAAGAATCAATGCCTTGTCAGCACTGTCTAAGCTAATCGCCAACGATGGCAACACTTGTAGTGGTGGTTCATCAATAAGTAGGCTTCTCATCTATATCACCTCAATTCAACTTAGCACTGTGACAAAACGGTACAGCTGTAATCTTTATTTCTTGGTCTCTAAGCTTTTTTCTGGCGGTACGTGCGTTCTCTTTGTTTGAGTATACAGCGATTACGGCATTATTATCCGATAATACAAACACCATTTTATCCTCTCCTCTCACGCGAACATTTAAAAATCTGCCATGACTATCTCTGATATAAAAAGTTCTGTCTTGCTCAAACGACACATTTTCTTTGGAAGTCACCCACATCAAATTATCTGCACGATTATCACTTTTAACATGGTTTATGTGATGCACTTGTGGCTTGTTGTATGGATTTTGAATAAACGCTTCTGTAACCAATCGGTGAACCCTTTTAGTGGTATGCTTCTTGTTTTCTGCCAAGACTACATACAAATATCCACGATCTGACACATTGAGCTTTAATATTTTGGATGGCAAGGTCATCGGATGACCATTTGATTGAATAATTTTTCTCCCATTAGATTTGATTCTCCCTAAATTTGATACTTCGTAACCTGTGTATCCTCTTATTTTCTTCCAAACTTCTTTCAAGATTCTCACCTCATCCCGGTGTATTAGTCACTGCTGTATTTACCTTTCAAGCCAATTCGTTTTAGTGTTTCTAAATCACATTTCAACACTATATTCAATTAATCCCAGCTTCTTTAAATTTTTCATAGCACGTGAAAAGTCATTAATGCTAATGCTGTTTTGACTTAGCAATTTGTATGTGTCACATTTTCCAAGTGCCAGTTCGCCAATTATCTGAATAGTCTTCAAATCATTTTGGCAAAGCAACCATTTTTCATATAGTGAGTTTATGTTTTTACTAAGATGACCAATGTCTGTAAAGTTTACGCTGATTCTGTATCCATTTTTAATCATTATTTCAGCCCCCTATTAAACACCCATACATTCAAGTAAAATGCCATCGCCATATTGTCTTCAATTAGCCGCCATTCTGGAGCTAATTCTTGTGGATCGATTGATACAATCCGTGTAATACCATGAAGAATGCAATCCTGTTGTTCTTTGTAAGGTAATGGATTATCCATAATTAGTGGTCTCTCTTTCTCAGCACTTGCAAACATTCCTGATTAGCAGTAACATAGATGCTAATCTTTGAATAGTTTTCTTGCTCACTACTCTTGTATTCCACTCCAGTAGTGGGCTTTTTTATTCCTTAGCTTGCCAATAAACTAGTTTTAGAATAATATAGATGTTGGCATTGAATAAATACTCCATTAGTCCATCGTTAGCCGTTACTAGCGATGGCTTTTTTTGCACTCGTTTCCAGTTGTTAACTGATAAAACTGATACTTTTTGCATGATCATTCCTCCTACTTGAGCACTTGAATACCATTGGTAATAATCTCGAATTGCTGTCCATTTTGTTCAACTACAGCCACATCTTTTTGAGTGCGCAATGTGAACGGAATTTTTTTAATATCTACTACTTTACCAACGCCGGCTTCTCGTATTAATTGGCCACAACTATACTCTGCCTTGTAACTCACTCGATCACCTACATGAACTTTCATGGTTATTCCTCCCGATACATTGGTGGTAATGTAAATGTCCATCCATCGTCGTTTTCTTCATCTGGCTCGCAAACATTAATATCGTGTTCTTGTAATTCAGCAATAAACTCTTCTGAATAGTAAAGACGCGGGTGCCTTTTAATAATTCCGGTTGTGTCATAAGCAATAGCATTAATCAGCTCACGTTCATCTGCACGAATCGCGTTATACTTACGTGCTCTTAACGCGTGCTCAATGTCTTCTTCATACATATCATTTCCTCCTTACTCTGCACCTTCACTGCCTACTTGAGTTTTATGTGCTTCTAAAAACTCATTTGCGTCATCTTGATCAATCCTTCTAACACCACCTATCTGTGTAACTTTAAGTCCCTTTTTAATGAACGAATACAATGTGTTATAAGAACCAATGTTGAAAAATTTTAGTGCTTGCTTGTAATTCATTTGCTTTGGCAAATCTGTTTGCATGCTGTTTCCTCCTTAAATTTCAAACATGTTGCTAACTTATGACTACTACTTTCTAATCATTCACAATTGATGGTCAGAACATGCGAAATCAAAATAATGTTCATGGCGTATAACTCCTTATAGCGTTACAATTAGTATGTCTTTAATAATTGAGGTGATTAAAATATGAATGAAACCAGTAAGTTCGTTGCTTTTGAACTGTTAAACAGAGGCCAACACTACGACGCCCTTTACAAATTATTAAAAAACTTTTCTACTCACCGAAAAATCACAGAATCACTTTGGATGGTAAATACTTCTCTCACTCCTGCAAAATTAAGAGACACTATAAAACCCTGTTTAGATGAAAATGACCATCTATTTATTATTGACTATGTTTCCGGATCACGATCTGCATGGTTTAATACTATAGATGATTTTAAAGATGCCTTAGCCCATGAAGATGACAATAATTAATATTCATTATTTTTTTATTGTCTTTTTTCAATTTGATTGTTCGAAAACAAAAATTATTTATTCCAATTAATCGAGGCGAATTATTATTAAATATTTAATCAGCTATGACTTAGAAAGTTCTTCCGAAAATTATGAAGAATTAATAACTGCCATCAAATCTTTTGGCGGATGGGCCAACTTAACACATTCATGTTGGTGCATAACTTCTGGCTTGTCTGCAAAAAGCATACGCAATCATTTGGTAAAATATATAAATGAAAATGACAAACTTTTTGTGGCCAAGCTAAGCGGTGAAGCTGCTTGGCACGGTTTCACGGACGATGTCAAAACGTGGATTAAAAAGCACTAGTCTCTATTCTTACTCTGGACCCCCATGTTACTTGCAATAATGTGGAGGTCCTTTTGAATTATCCATAATACACATACCAGTTTATTTAGTACTCTTGCTATTGCAGTGTCCTCCTTAAATACCAAACCAATGTTTAATCTCACAGCGCTTGTACCACACGGTTGTTAACGCCCAAGTTAATACTGCTACTTCTACCATGGCAATTCCTCCTTATGAATTGAATCATCAGCTACCCGCCTAGGTTTTAATCACTTAAATTTTGATGATTCAATAACCATTTTTCGACTGCTGGGGCGTACCATTTTCCGTCTTCTTCTGGCTTTGGGAATCCTTCTTTGTCGCGATAGTGCTTGTCGAATGTATCAACCTTAATGCCAAACTCAGAGTAGAAATCTTTACGTCCAATCATTTTATGATCAACAGCTTGCTGACTACGGCCGTCCGCGATTCCTTGTTCATATGCTTGCGTAAAAAGCTTCGACAAAGCACTTATCAAACTGTCCATCCTGGTCACTCCTTTCGGTGTATAATTTTGTTAGTTCAATTAATCGAGGTGATGAATATGGTTAATGAACAAGACTTAATTGCCGCTATTCGTTTGCATGCGCCAAGCCATTTGCCCGGCCCAGTTAGCATTGATGGTCTCCTATCCGAATTAGGAATTAATGATGAGAGTCTTTTGACGAACGCTTTGAAATCTTTACAGGATAAGGGATACTTACAATTCGGATACGGTAATGGAAAGATAAAGCGTATTAGTCTAAATACATCTTTCCCTCTATAAGTTTTTTAGTGACCCTTGTTCACGGTAAGGGTCACCTTTTTGAACTACTAGCCAATTGTTTGCAACTAAGTCTGTGAACGTTGGTTCCCAACAAACCGAAAGCTGTTCACCATGTGTAAACGCAATTAATCTTCCTTTTGTATCAGTCGCTTGAACGTAGTAAGTTGAATCATATTTCAAATCACTAGCTCGAACGATCTTCCCATTCCTGCCTGCCATTTTTAGTGCATCTACTAATTCCATATTGCTAATCCTCCTATGCTGGCTGTTCATTTAAGTAAAGGTCGCTCATACCAAGCATGTCCGCTGCTTGTGCTAAAGCGTCATAGTTTGCCATTTGAACTTCGTTAACTGTGCTTGGCGACCACTCACCACCGTTAACCCGAGATTTAAGGTTAGGGTTCAATGTCGCATCGTTATACTCAAGCAAGAATTTCAGTGCTTCACGTACATTTTCAAATTCCATTGTTTTGCCTCCTATGCTGGCTGTTTGTCTAATCTAAGTGACGTCTGCCGAATAATCGTCTTAGTTGCTGTAGACGGCTCCCAATCATTAATGAAGTCCATTACCATCTGGTAGTCCTTCTTGCGTAGCATTGACCGAGCGCTCACGTTAGCAATCTTCTTGATGCCACCGTTAATGTCCTTAAACAGCTCGCCACGCTGTTTCTGTGTGATATGCCCATAACTGTGAGCCACTTCCGACACCCGTTGGTTAACTCGACGGCTAAGTGCGCTGTATTCAGGATTTGGAATAACTTGGTTCTCTTTGAGGTCTTTCACATCGCCCTCTACACTGTCTAGGCGCTGATTAGTTTCCTCATTGGCTTGCAGCGCCAATCTGGCAATCTCTCTCGGTGATGTTGGTAGTGCAAACTGTTTCGGGTTAAAGTAGTTTTCTTCCAGCTCATCAAACATGTCCCAAGCTTGATCAGTTCCAAGCATTTTAGAATGCCGGCTAGCACCACGTTTAGTCCATAAATTAATTGCACCGGCGTGTTCACTAACCAATCCCGTTTTTCGGGTTTGGTTCTTAAATTGTTTCAGTTGGCTACCTTCTAAATGAAAATAATGAGTACCTTCAATAAATTTGTCCCTATTAGCATTAAAATTATCAGTAATGCGTCGTGAGGTTGTTCCATAAAATTCGGCTAACTGTTCAGTAGTTAAAATTAGATCTCCGTTAAATTTAACTTGTTGTACCTCTTGCATGTGAATCATTCCTTTCTTTCTGCGATTAATGTTGATTGCCTTCGAAATTAAATGGTGTAATTTGATTCATTGCTAGTCCTCCTTAGATTTTGTATTTTTTAACAAGGTAGTCATACACTTCATTAACTAATCGCTCTGCACCGTTTGTTGTTATCTTTTTATTCAACGCAAGATTTACAAAAGTGATTGATTTTTTGAAATGATCAGCGATAGTCCCTTGATTTTCTAACTGGCGATGATTTGCCAGCCACGATTTAATCGCTTCTGCTTTATTGTTTGTTTCCATACGAATAAACATCAGTTTGCCTCCTTTTAATATTTATTAAGAAAGATATTGCAAAAGTCTATAACATGTCTTAATATATAGACATAACGAAATAGCTACAAAGCTCTTATTTATCGCCCGCCAAGATGATTAATAAGCTCTTTTAGTTTTGCTAATTTGTTAACAATATTTCTTAACAAAGATAATTCTACAACATGTTTTAGATTTTTACAACTATTTTTTATACATGTTGTAGAATTATCTTGCCAATCATTGGAGGAACTCTACCATGACGCTGTTTGACAGGATAAAAACAATTTCGAAAGAACGTGGATATTCAATTGCTGAGGTTGAACGTAAAGCCGGGATAAGCGCAAATTATATGTATCAGTGGAAAAAACGTAATCCAAGCCCTAAAGCTTTGGCTTCCGTAGCCGATGTTTTAAATGTTTCTGTTGATTACTTATTAGGCAAAACGGATGACAATTCTACTTCAATGAAGCCCAAACAAGTTGATATTACAGATGACGACTATATTATGACCTATCAGGGTAAGCCTATCCCTCCTGAAGATATGGAGTACATCAAACGCATCTTAAACGGTGGGAAGGACTGATAATATTTGAATATCTACATCAAGCGTTTAATGCAGTATGCTTGGGATCATGGAATATCTTGCATCTTAACAGACAAACTAGATGCATACACTCCGTCGTCAGCCAAACCGGAAAATAACATCGTTCTAATTAACCTAAAATGGCACAATCCGTCTGAAATCGCCTTTCAAATGGCACATGAATTAGGCCACGTTATCAACCATGATGAAGGAATATTATATTTTTCTAGTTTTAGCAATAAATCTAAATATGAGCGCATGGCTAATTTAGAAGCATTGAAAATACTTATTCCAATTTATTTAAGCGAAGTTGATACGTATGCTGACAATAGTGTCATGCCGTTTATGGAAAATTTTGGTATACCCAAACGATTAGAAGATGATGTCGTTAACGCCTTCCGCACTAATGTTAGTAACTAGAAGTTAACTTACAGACCAGATACGGATGTCGGTAAAAGCTGGGAAATTTGGAGGAATTATTGTAATGAGAAAAATTATTATGGCCAGTTCTGTTTTATTAGGGGGATTGTTACTTGCAGGATGTGGGAATTCTAGCAGTAAATCTTCAAGTTCAAATAGTGACCTAAAAAAAGAAACCACATCGCAACTGAACAAAAAATACACTAGTAAAATTGCTGAACACGCTCAAGAAGGAAAATTAACCAGTGACGAAAAACTAATTCTTGCAGCGCATGATAAAGTTCAAGCACAAGAAATTGATAAGACTAAGGCAAAGTTTGTCGGTAAAACAGCGATCTTTCCTAAACGTGGAACTGTCGAAATTACTCATGTTGCCAAAGTACCGACCTATGACGATAACACAGCGACGGGCAAAAGGGTTGTGGTTGTGATAGCAAAAATAACCAATACTTCTAAAAAGACACGCTCAGCTGACAGTATTCAGACAGGAAATAACGAAGACGCTAGTTTAGGCTTAACTGTTTACCAAAATAGCGATTCTACTAAAGAAAATTTATCTGACGACCATGAAATTGACGATCCAAATGCACTGTACAACGATGCAACTGCTAAACTTACGGACCAAGATCTTAGTTTTCAAAAACATTCAATTTTACCCGGAAAATCAGAGAATGTCGTGTATGAAGCATTTAACTTAGTGAATAACAAAAATCCACTTATTTTTAAAATACAGGACGGAACTGGAGAATCCAATTCATCAGATGTGTTGAGTGGACATAGTACAGTCAAAATTCCTATGAGTAATGTTAAAGAAGCAACACTATCAAGCTTAATTAATTAGGAGTAATTGTAATGGGACTACTAATAATGATCGTCATCTTTCTAGCACTATGGAAGATATTAGGAACACTAGGCCACATCTTTTTGCCAATATTAGCCGTACTATTTATCCTGGCAACCTGGATTCCTTCACAAGCAATTGTTATGGTGATTTGGGTGCCAATCGCGATATTATATTTTATCGGCTTAGCCGGGTATAAACATGCTAAGTAGAACTAGTATAAATATATTTTAATCGGGGTAAAAGCTATGGAATTGTATGTAGGAACGTACAGCACACACGTGTTCGACTTTACCATTGCAATTGGCATCATTTGCTTCATAGCGCTAGTCGTCATGTTAGTTTACTGGAATCACAAGCGAAAATAGCGCCCTGCCCACTACCAGCCTAGCGGGCAACATGCGAGCGTAGTTCAACGGTAGAACATGTCTACTTCAAAATAGATTCCCCCGCTATTAACAACTACTATGCAGGTTCGACTCCTGCCGCTCGCGTTGACCAAATACTGATGTCATTAAAAGCTGACTTGTTTGGGGGTGATTAATATGACATATTTTGATCCTGACGAAATACTTCAAACAAAAGAAGAAGCTTTAGATTACATGGAAGTGCATGGCATTATGACAGATGCCACCTTTCCAAAGCTTAATGATACGGGAAACACTGATAAACACATGGCTCCTGTTTACAAATATCTTAGAGAAAATGGTATGTATATACTTCACACTGGTTTCTATGATAGAACATTTAATTTTGGTGCAATATACTTTATGTTTGATGCAAATCGCTTTGATTATCAAACTGCACCAGCTGAAGTTAAGAAGATTTTGAAAATTTGGTCAAAGTTTCAATCTAATTAAACTAAAAAGCACATCCCCTCCCGCCAAGAAGTAAGATGTGCTACCAATAAAAGCCAGTGGATTGCTCCACTCTTTTTACATACATAATATTATCACAACTAAGGAGGTGATGCCTGTAAGTCCTTAAAATTCTACCCGCCTAGGTGAAATTTAAGGAGGAAATATAAATGGCAAGTATTAAAAAGAAAAATGGCAAATGGGCCGTTCGCGTTAGTTACTATGATGAATTTGGCAAACGGCACTTTAAAAACAAGAGTGGCTTTTCTCGTAAAAAAGAAGCTGAACAGTGGGCAACTAAATTGGAACAAGCTAAGTTTGACCAATCCATAGGAAAAACCGATACAACGACAGTCTTTACAGATTACTACGAGAAATGGTTAGAAACCTATAAATTTGGCAAAGTTTCCCGAATTACAGAACAAGAATATCGATATACTCTTCGCCAAATTGCTGAGTTACTACCCAACGTTCAACTGTCGTCAATGACAAGGCTGCGTTATCAACAATTTATCAATGAATTTGTGCACGGTAATGCCAAGCAACGTGCACAGCGACAACTGACAGATAATCAACCATATCATAGCAAGTCATCTGTTGAAAAATTGCATGGTCACATTCATGCTGCAATTATCGATGCCGTAGCTGATAATTTAATAAAGACCGATTTCTGCTTACATGTTGAATTAGGTGGCCACTCCGGTAAATCAGCACAACTAAAATACCTTGACGCGAAAGACATGCAAACACTAGCCGCTGAGGTCAATAAAAATATCAAGCTAATTTCTACTGGAAAATCAATGATCTACACCGGGCTACTAACTGGTATGCGAGTAGCCGAAGTTTCTGCGCTCACTTGGACTGATATCGATTGGCAAAATAAGACTATCCGCGTTAATAAGTCATGGGATTATGTTTATGGTCAAAAATTCAAGAAAACTAAAACCGAATCGAGTATTCGGACAATAACCGTAACTGACGATCTTTTAAATCATCTTAAGACGCTACACGCTTTACAGATGGCAGCTAAATTGGACAACCCAGATCATTTAGTTTTCATGAACAAACGTGGTCGTATTCCCTCTCCAGGAGCATGTGATAACCTGCTCAAAAAATACTCCGACTCATTGGGGATTAAACGGATTAGTTTTCACGGGTTGCGGCACACCCACGCTAGTTACCTGCTCTACTGTGGCGTAAAGATGGAATACATTTCCAAACGGTTAGGCCATAAGAACAGTTCCATCACTCGTAACGTTTACGCTCATATGATTAAAGAAGACCAACGGCAGGAAGACAAACGGACCTTAAAAGCCCTCTCTCAGGTCAACTAA